CGCTTATGTGGGGCGGCGTGACCGCGGGATCTCCAAGTCTGCATTGCGTCGCCTCGATGGCGACACTTGCTGCTATTGCGCGGTGCGGATGCTCTTTCAGAGCTTCGCTCCCGGCGATCGTGCTGATAATCAGGCGACTCTCGAGCATGTTCGAGCTCTTAGCCGCGGTGGGCTCCACGTCTGGGAGAACTGCGCTCTTGCGTGCTGGCGGTGCAACATCTCGAAGGGGGCACGCGATGGAGAGTGGCGAATCCGTGACGGACACCGACTCGCGAATCTCGCAGTTGCGGTGGGCCCTTGAGGTAGCCCGGTCTTCGATCGTTGAGGTGGAAGCGGACAAGCGTTCGCCGTTGCTCGCGCAGTACCGGGCTTTGCTATCTGAGATATCCGAACTCGAAGGCACGAATCCAGACGAGAAGGCCGAGGTGAACGGTCTTGTCATCCTTCAAGAAGAGCTTGCCAAGCGGCGACAGTCAGGTACCGCGGCTTCACGTGGCTCCTCGCGCCGACGCGTCTGACGGAGACATAGCTGGCGCATTCTCCACCGCCTACGAGTTGCAGCCCGATCCCTGGCAGACCTTTGTGCTTGAGGATTGGTTGGCGCTCAAGGGAGGCCGCTGGGCGTCACTCACTGCGGGTCTGGCCGTCCCCCGACAATCGGGGAAGAATGCGTTGCTCGAGATGCGTGAGCTATATGGCGCCGTCGCTCTGGGTGAGCGTATCCTGCACACCGCTCACGAGGTCAAGACGGCCCAGAAGCACTTCCGCCGTTTGAAGCATTTCTTCGGCGACGCCGCTGATGATCCCGGCGCCCGCTTTCCCGAGCTCAACGGTCTGGTAGATCGCGTTCGGAACGTGAATGGGCAAGAGGCCATCATCCTGAAGAACGGCGGCAGTATCGAGGTTGTCGCGCGCTCCAAGAACTCAGGCCGTGGGTTCACGGTCGATGTTCTCGTCATGGACGAGGCCCATGAGTTGGAAGAGGACGCTCTTGAGGCACTGATGCCGACAACATCAGCCTCTCCGCTTGGGAATCCTCAGTGGATCTTCACTGGGACCCCGCCGGGGCCGGCTGCGCATGGTGACGTCTTCACGCGAATCAGGGATGAGGCTTTAGCCGAAAACCCGAGCCGGATGTGCTGGCACGAGTGGTCCGCCGAGGAAGGCGTCGACCTGGACGACCGCACGGTGTGGAGAATGACAAACCCTGGCTTGGATTCCGGTCGCCTTCAGATGGAGGTGATTGAGGGTGAGCGTGCGCGTTTCTCTGATGATGGATTCGCACGCGAACGCCTTGGCATGTGGCCAGCGGTTGGTGGTTCTTCTCGCGCTATTTCTCGGCAACAGTGGGATGACTCGGCGATCGAAGAGGCCCCTGAGGGTGTCCGGTCGTTTGCGGTGGCGTTCAATCTTGATGGTGATCGTCTTGCGTTGGCGGGCGGTCGTAATCACGACGGTGGCGTTCATGTGGAGATTATTGACGCGCTCGAGGATGACCGCGGTGTTGATGCTGGCCTGAGCGCTCTTGCGGACTGGTTCTGTGAGCGTGATGAGGCTGGCACACCTCGGTGGCGTAGGTCTTCGGGCATCGCGTTGTCGGGTCGTTCTGGTGCTCCTGCGTTGGCTCAGTTGTTGCGTGATCGTCGTGTTCCTGATCGTTGGATCTTCTTGCCTTCGACTCGTCAGTATGTGGAGGCGTGTTCTATGTGGCTTGAGGGTATGCGTGGGGGGACGATTTCTCACCGACGGGATGGTCAGGTTGTGCTTGATGATTCGGTTGCGGTGACGGATGTGGATAAGCGTGGCGGGTTGTCTGCTACGTCGGTTGATGGGGATGACACGCCTGTTGAGGCGGTTGCCCTGGCGCATTGGGTTGCGCGCACGTCCCCGCTGGGGAAGGCGCGTTCTACTGAGCGGAAGGCGGTGTTCCTGTGACGTCGATTGGTGTTGCGGTTCCGAATGTTCCGCTTGAGGGGCCGGATGGCGACCTGTTTGCGAAGCTTTTTCAGACGTGGCAGGACAAGCGGTATCGGAACCTGTTGCGGACTGTTTATTACGAGGGTAAGAACGCGCTGAAGGATTTTGGGATCGCTGTCCCGCCGCAGATGCGTGATGCTTTCACCCCGTTGCAGTGGATCTCGAAGGGTGTGCATGCGGTTACTCGTCGGTCGGTGTTTGAGGGGTTTGTATCTTCGACTGGTTCTGATGACCCGTTCGGCATGGCCGGCCTGCTGGCTGATAACCACTTCGTTGAGGAGTTCCCTGAGGCTAAGACGAGCTCGGCGATCCATGCGTGCTCGTTCCTGACGGTTACTGATGGTGATACTCAGTCGGGCGAGCCGGAGCAGTTGATTCTGGCGCGTGCGGCGGATGCGTCTGCGGCGACGTGGGACAAACGGCGGCGCCGGCTTGCGGGCTTCCTGTCGATCATCGATTCGGATGATTACGGCCCGACTGAGATGGTCATGTACACGCCTGAGCGTGTGTACTCGTTCTCGAAGGGTGAGAAGTGGCGGGTTTCAAGTATCCCGAACCGTCTTGATGAGGTACCGGTGGCTCGCCTCGCGTACTTGCCGGAACTGAATCGTCCGTTTGGGCACTCGCGGATCACGCGCACGTCGATGGGGCTTACGGATGCTGCGGTGCGCACGCTGTTGCGTGCGGAGGTTTCGGCTGAGTTCTATTCGGCGGACAAGTACTGGCTGTTCGGCGCCGATGTGACGAAGTTCGTTGGCAACGACAAGTGGTCGGCTTTGATGGGCCGCATGAACGCTATCGATGTTGATACTGCCGCTGGCGAGAAGATTGACCTGCAGCGCTTCCAGGGGTCGTCTCCGCAGCCGCACGCGGATCAGATGCGTTTGATCCAAGCGATGTTCGCGGACGATCAGAACTTGGATGTGAAGTTCGCGGATGCATCGAATCCGTCTTCTGCGGATGCGATCTACGCGGCCAAAGAGGATCTGATCATTGACGTTCGTGACGCAAACCGGGTGTGGGGCCGCGGGGCCGTGAAGGCTTTCCAGCTTGCGGTGCAGTTGCGCGATGGTGCGGGCATGACGGACGAGCTGCGGTCTCTTTCGGCGCAGTTCACTGATCCGGCGATCGTGTCGCCCTCCGCACGCGCTGATGCTTTCTCGAAACTGTCGGCAAGCATCACGGGTTTTGGCAACTCGCCTGTGGGTATGAAGTTCGCGGGCTTGCCGCTCGAGGACATCAATCAGTTCCAGGCCTGGCAGCAGCGCGCTGAGTCTTCTTCTCGTCTAGCGATGCTGACTGAGGCTGCGAGGGGGTTGCGTGATGGCAACAGCATCCCAGGTGGCGGAGTTCAGGCGGGCGAATCAGGATCTGACCCTGTTGGCGCAGTCTCGGCTTCAGGACTTCCTGAGCAGCTTTCGTCCTGAGGGTGATCCGGTTCGGGTGAGGAACGCGCTTCTTGCGTTCCTGCCCGAGCTGGTTACCGAGTATGGCGATGTGTCGGCTTTGTTGGCCGCCGATTTCTACGACATGCTCCGAGATGTTCCTCCTTCTTCGGCATCATTCCAGGCCGCTTACGCGGCTCCCGTTGACGCGGAGGCGGCCCGTGGTGCAGCGAGGTGGGCCGTGGGGGCCTTGTTTGACGGGGACTCGGGGCTTTTCCTGTCTCAGATTCTTGGATCGACACAGCGCCTTGTGACGCAACGTGGCCGGGACACGATCTTTGAGAACTCGGGCCGGGACAGGGTGCGCACGTCAGTTGCGCGAATCCCCTCGGGAACAGATACGTGTGAGTTCTGTATCCGTCTCGCTTCGAGGGGCGCTGTCTACGCGGATCTTGTCTCTGCGGGAGAGATGAACAGCTTCCACGACAACTGCGACTGTGTGCCGACCGTCATTCGGTCCAAGCGGGACTTCCCGGAGGGTCACGACGTGCAGAAGTTCGTCGAACTGTACACGAGTGGGCTCGGCACGGGCCGGTACGCCCCAAGCAACTAGTTTCCTCTCCCCGCGATGGGGATGAGGTTCGAGCGGCGCGACTGCCGCATTCATATGGAGGACGCATGTCTACGGAAATCACGGCTCCGGCCGAATCTGCACCCGAAACGACTATCCAGAACCCTGATGGCGCGACACCTCAGGAGCCTCTTGGTGAGGCGGGTCTTGCTGCGTTGAAGTCTGAGCGGGAGGCGCGGAAGGCGGCAGAGAAGTCTGCTGCTGATGCGCTTGCTCGCGTGAAGGCTTTTGAGGATGCGCAGAAGACGGAATCGGAGAGGCAGGCGGAACGTCTCGCGGAGATTGAACGCGAGAACGCGGAGTTGAAGACCGCCAAGACACGCGCCGAAGTTGCCGCCGCTAAGGGGGTTCCGGCTGCGCTGCTTTCGGGCAGCACGCAGGAGGAGCTTGAAGCGTCGGCGGATGCGCTCATCGCATTCAGGGGAGAGCCCCAGCAGCAGAGGCTCCATGTCCCTCGAGAGGGTTCGGCTCCCGAACTTGCTCTCAACGGTGACGGGATTGAGCAGTCGCTGAAAAACGCACTTGGCATCCAGTGATGCCCACATCTAAGGAGTAACTATGGCTGTTACCGCAGCAACTACCACGGGCCAGTTCTCTGGCTTCCTTCGCCCCGATCAGGCGCAGGCGTACTTTGACCAGGCTCGGAAGATGTCGACTGCTCAGCAGCTCGCACGTCAGGTTCCGCTGGGCATCAATGGCGCTGAGATCCCTGTTGTCACGTCCAAGCCCACTGCGGGCTGGGTAGCTGAGGGTGGTCAGAAGCCGGCGACGAGCGGTGCGCTTTCGCTGAAGACTATCACCCCGAAGAAGCTCGCCGCGATTGCGGTGGTTTCGGCTGAGGTTGTTCGTGCGAATCCGGGCAACTACATCAACATTCTGCGCGATGACATCGCTGAGGCGTTCGCGATCGCGTTCGACGCGGCAGCGTTCCACGGAACCAACTCGCCCTTCGGTGCGGGTAACAACATCGACGCGACCACGAAGACGGTTGAGCTCGGAACGACTACGAAGGCGAATGGTGGCGTCTACGGCGACATCGTTGCTGGCCTGTCGCTGCTTGTGAACGACAACAAGAAGCTGACTGGCTTCGCGTTCGACCGCAAGGTTGAGCCGACGTTCCTTTCGGCAACCGACAACAATGGTCGTCCGCTGTTCGTGGAGACCCCGCTTGAGGACACTGCTTCGGTGATCACTCCCGGTCGTCTCATCGGCCGACCTGCGTTCATCGGTGAGGGCCTGACCACTCCGGTGGTCGCGGGTACGCCTAACACTGGCGGCATCGTTGGTTACGGTGGTGACTGGTCGCAGGCTGTCTGGGGAACTGTTGGTGGCATCAGCTACGACGTGTCCACGCAGTCGACGGTCACGATCAATGGTTCGCTCGTCTCCCTGTGGGAGAACAACCTTGTCGCGATCCGTGCCGAGGCTGAGTACGGCTGGCTGGTCAACGACGCGCAGGCATTCGTCGAGTTCACCAACCACACGGCGTAATGGCCCGGTTGACGCTTCCGGACGGGGGAACGGTGGTGCGTGTTGAGGGCGACCTTGAGGCGTATTACCGGGATCTCGGTTGGGTCGATGCGGCCCAGTCGAAGGCGGACTCGGAGAAGCCTGCTCGCAAGCCGCGGGCGAATAAGAAGTAGTCGGGTTGGAGGGGTGGCGTTTTCGGGTGCCACCCCTCCTGCCTTGACCGGTCTACACGAGGGGGCATGATGTCTTGGACTTCGCCTGAGGATGTCACTGACGCGTGGATCGGTGAGGGTGCACCCGCTGATAATGTGTCGGTTCAGAATTGGATTGATCGTGCTGAACGATTGATCCGCCGGCGCGTTACCGATCTACAGGAACGGATCGACGCGGAGGCAGAGCTGGTCCCGCCGATCGCGGACCTGTTGGAGACGGCTCGTGATGTGACTGTGGCTATGGTGATCCGCGTGTTTCGGAATCCGTCTGGGATTCGGCAGACGAACACGACGACTACGACTGGCCCATTCTCGGACACGACCTCTCAGACGTATGGCGGTGATGTTCCTGGCGGGCTTGGTCTGACGGATGACGAACTGGCGGCGCTTCAGGGGGCTTCTGAGGGGGCGTTCAGTATCGATCTGATCCCCTCGTCGTCCCCGTTCCATTCTTCGGCTCCTCGGTGGCCGTTCGAGGTGCTGTGATGTTTCGGGTCATCAGTGAGTATGTCGATCACGGCGCTTTCGTCCCGTCGACTACCGACGACGAGGGAAACGAGTCTCCGGAGTCTTGGCTTCCGGTCGTCTCGACTGGTGTGTTCGCGTTCGATCCTGGTTCGAGCTCTGAGCCGCGAGTTGCCGGCCACGATCGCGTGATCGTTGAGCCGACGCTGTACTTCCCAGCTGATCTCGCGTTCGAGTATCGCGATGAGGTCTTCGCGCGGGGGAAGCGGTATGAGGTCGAGGGGGAGACACGACTGTGGGTTCATCCCACTGATCCGTCTCGTCGCGCGAACGTGGTCACTCTTCGAAGGGTGGATGGCTGATGGCGAAGTCACGTATCAAGTGGCGTATCGCGGGCTTTCGGGAGTTGCGTCTTGATCCCGCTGTGATCGCTGATCTGGGTGAGCGTGCTGAGCGGATTGCCGATGCGGCGGGTGATGGCTATGAGGCTTCGACGTTCGAGGGTAAGAATCGTGGCCGTGCGTCGGTGATCACGGCTGACTATGACGCCATCCGCGACAATGCCAAGAATCAGACGTTGCTCCGGAATCTAGATCGGGGGCGCTGATGGTCGAGGTTATCGTTGCGCGTGACGCTGAGGGCGTGGGCGTGAAGTTCTTGAACGCTGAGCTCACGGAGCGGTCAATAGCTGGCAAGGCCGTGAAGACCGTTCCTTCACCGATGACGTTTCCGCTTGTGCGGGTGTCTCGGGTGGGTGGGGACGCCCGCGATGTTGCCTACGACTCGCCGATGCTGCTCTTCGAGTGCTGGGCGAATGACATGAAGACGGCGATCGATTTCGCATCTTCGGTTCGCGGTCTGGTTCACGC